CGGTGAGTCACTTTTAAGGAGACTACTCATGTTAGATGATGTGCCTCTGCTCACCAATCTTTGGTGGGCCTTAGCGATCAACCGTCGCTTTCACTCTGTCATTGATCGACGCTTGTCTAAAGCTATGATCAATGATGAAGTGAAGAAAGTGGGCGCCCGATTTTTTACACATTCCCTTCCCTCTGTGGGAAGGGCGCTTGATGGGGCTCTAGCCGGTCAGCCGGAGAGTTCGGTCGAGACTAAAGTACTCGACTTCCCATTGAGGTGTGCACTTCGGGGCGACCCGTTAGCCGTGGACTACGTTAGGCAACTAGCGTATCTCTTCTATAAACTGGAGGCTCCATATGATTCAGATTTGGTTCGTGATTTTCTCGATGCTTTCGTCCTTACGGATGAAAGTTTATCGAGCGACAGCAGAGGATCGATTCCTCACGTCGTCAAGATGCGCGAATATGTGGGACGAGCACTGAAAGGTGCTAACCCTTATAACATATCTCCGTCGCACGGCAGCGGTGCTACCGCTTGCCGAACCAAAAATCAGGATAAGTATCACAGCTTTAGGTTTTTTGAAAACCTCGACGCTGTTTATAGTTATGCTGACCATTTCTTTAGCGGTCTGGGCCATCTTTGTGATAGCCTGGATTCTCTAGAGAGGTCTGAGTCTGGTATCCCACAAGCACGTATTTGTCTCGTGCCAAAGGATAGTCGGGGACCGCGCATCATCTCTTGTGAGCCTGCTGAACATATGTTTATTCAGCAGGGGATCATGAAGTTGATGTATCGGCACCTCGAGGCCAGACCCTTCACCCGTGGATATATTAATTTCACGGATCAATCAATTAATAGAGAGCTAGCTCGCCTATCTTCAGTGACGGGCGAGTTGGCTACTATTGATATGAAAGATGCATCAGACAGAGTATCTTTATCACTCGTCAGGGATGTTTTCCCGAACGATTGGTTGGAATGCCTCATGGCATGTCGAACACCGACTACTCTGTTGCCTGATGGAAGGGTCGTTGAGCTTCGGAAGTTTGCCCCTATGGGGTCTTCCGTTTGCTTTCCAGTAGAGGCGCTAGTCTTTTGGGCTAGCGCTATGGCTACGCAGTTTAGACTGCAGGTCAAAAAGCCTGAGGTCTTTGTGTACGGGGATGACATCCTTGTCGACGTTAGATACGCCGACGAGGTATGCAGTGACTTATGCTCACTTGATTTAAAGATCAATAAGCATAAAAGTTATCTATCTGGGCCTTTTCGTGAGTCTTGCGGGGGTGATTACTACCTCGGTAGTGATGTAACCCCGATTAAGATAAAGAAGGGCTTCGATTCATCCGTTCTTGGAATCGCGCGCGCTGCTGACTTTTGCAATGAAATACTTGCAAAGTACGGGTACCACGATACGATCCCGCTTATGATCGATGAGATCCAAGCGAAGATTCGATACGTGTTCCCGAGGACACTTCTTGACGTGCCTTGCACGCTCAGGTTGTCTCCTAACAGTTCGAATGATGTTTTTCGTCGTAGGGTCTATAATAAGTCCTTACAGCGATATGAACACCTTATTCTCATGCCAAGATGCACCGCTATTGAGCGTCATCCCCCCGATTGGGGGGAGTTGCTAAGATGGCAACTCACACATGAGTCTGCGATTCAAGCCGAGTCGACCGATTGGCATCCAGTTATGGATGATGCCTTTGAGGTCCCCTATCGGGTACCAATAGGTTCCAAGCCGGTTGACCCAGGGTTCTACGTGGATCTACGATCCATCCGTAAATCGTGGAAGTGGACCTGGTTAGGTTAACCAGGTCCATCGAAGAGCAGAGCTTGCTTTAAGCAAGTCAGGGGGGG